CTCTTGGCACCAGGAGGAGTCACGTCCATGATCTCCGCCAAGAAGCCACTCTCGAACGATATACTTGTCCCTGTACCTATAGTTCCCATAGTGAGTCCTCCCTATCCTTTCTCTACCTGTTTTATTTCCAAACCAAAATCATGCTAACAAAGCACGATTCTCTTCAACACTTGAAGAGTTCACGTTACCCTTCCCAATTTCAACCCAGCACATAGTTCGGTGAGGATCCAGAATCTTTTCCTCTACCGTAAGAGCTCTCTTTTGCTGAAGGACAATGCTCTCCCCAGAGATTGTCATCCTTATGGGAGTTTTCACGTCCTCTTTCACATCCACGTTGCACAACCGTCCATAACTATCAACTACCCATCCTTGCGCTTTTGCATTTGCAACAAAAGCAATAGATGCCTTCGACTTCATAACAGACGGATGATCTGATGCAGACTGTCTCATACCGACTCCTTTCGCTTAACTTGGAAGTTTACTGTAAACACATACCTGTCTTTGCCATCACGTTCCAGAAACATAATATCACTGCTTTGAAACACTCCTTCAAACCAAGAGGATCCTCTTGCAAACTTCCCCCACTGATTGGTCAGGTCTACTAAATCCTGCAACTTCTGATACCCAGCAATATACGTAGCCGCACGTGCACGCACCTGAATCTGCGGACTCATGATTGCTTTCTGAGACCTGTCCATCGTTCTGTCTGGCTGAGGACCACCAGTATCATAGAGTGTAAGGCACTTCGTTGGCTTATCAGGAGAAGAACCTATAGTGATACACCAATCATTTTCATCCGAAGAAGCAAACACTCCTACTGCGGCAGCAACCATCTGATCTTTAAGATCCACACTGGCAGGGTTTAGGCTCACTTGATTTCCTCCGCAGCAATCTTTGCTATCCTGTTTATATTTTCATTGATAGCTGCTTGTAAGAACTTCGACTGACCAGTAACGTGCTGAGCTTCTATATTTTCATGCACGTATAACGAATACGCAGCTGAGAAGCCAATAGCAACTTGCGGATGATCCTCACTCCTTGTCACTGCTCCACCTATTTCATTGAGAGCTTTCATGTGGTTGGAAACCATCCTAGCAACATTCACCTTACCACCAGAAGGAGTAGTGCTTTTGAATACAGGTATCTTAACTTGCGTCTCAGGACCCCAAACGGTGAAAGCACTTGCCTTCATATTGCCTGTCAATACTGGGCAACGTTTCTGAGCTTCTCTTTGAATGAACAGTCCTGCCTTTATGAGACCCTTCCTATTTAAGAACTTGATCTTGCGTATCTCAGCATTCAGTTTCCTAATGGTCTTCTCAAGACCCTCCACTCGAATCTCTATCATGTTAAAGCCTCGGATTCATCTGAGCCTTGTAAGTAACATCCTCTCCCTCTAGTTCAGGGACTTCGTCAGCAGAAACTATTTCCAAAGCATCTTCTTCGTCGTAAGGACTAAGTTCCAGACTAGTACCCAAGAACATGAATCCACCAGCAGCAACGCTCTGTTCTAGAAATACAGAAGCTGTAGAAAGCTCTATCTCTCCCTGAGGATTTCTGTATCGTTCCTTCTTCTTCTCCCAACGGCAATTAAGAGTTACTGGTTTTGCATGGGTCTTTTTTCCAAACCCATCAATTCCGACAGGTGCCCAGTAAGTGGCTGTCTGACGAAGATCTTCTGAATAGAACGTGGTCATGATGGATCTATAGCCTCTAGATACGGAACTCGTTTTCCTATGCTGGACAATATTCCTGTAGTGTCCAGCAACTTCACTTGCTGACCATAGGACGAGAAATCCAAACCCATAGCGGTCTGTCCTTCGTAGCTGACAGATGCACCACCTACACTTTTACTCGATGCACGTTTCTCTCGTATACAGACAAAGTGGGCAGTAAGCCATTTCTCTATCTCTTTCAAAGTAGCATCGTCCAGAGTAGAACTACCCAACTTGTTAGTAACAAGAAGATTTGCTGGAGTGATAAATACTGTCACTTCATCAGCAGCCAGTGTAGTCTTTATGATCTGCTTAACTTCCACTCCTGTAACTCTGTTAGCCATGGGAATCTCTCCTGTTCTGACTCCATAAAGCTGGTTCTACAAACGGAAGCACTTCTTTTTCATTCCAAGACAACCCTGCCCACTCAACTGCTTCCTTTATCTCACTGAAGTCTCCAGCAACATACTTACTTGGCCAAACTTCTTTGATAAGAAGACCAGCTTTTTTCATTTCCTCAAATCGTTGTTTGTGAACATCAATCCACTTCTGCCAACCAGGAGCATCACTGAACGCACGCATGAACGTTGTCTTTAGGCAGGAGTTTATAATGTCCTCATCAGTCCTTCTAACAATGATCCACTTTGCATTTGGAAATGCCCAGATAATCGCAGTCCATATCAAACAGAACTTCGCTTGCTTGACATACCAAGCACCAGAGGAATACCCTTCACTAATCATCAAGGACTCTACTTGCTCCTTAAGATTATCGATAGAGACCAAGTTGTCTATATCAGGCAGAGGCCACTGACCAAGAGCATCCATACCAATAGATCGCAAGTATGGCTTTACGATACCCTCTCTAACCTGAACATTTTCAAACATCCCTCTTTTATTGTGTCTGTTAGGTCCAGACACTTCTCCACCAAAAGCACCGCATAGCTGAAAGATCCCAGCCGTCATGGATGTCCCTGAACGTGCACATCCAGTAATAAGAATAGGAGGGATCATATTGGCTTCTCCAGAATGGTCTCTAAGCGAACCTTACGAAACAGGTTCAGAGCTGAATCCATATTTGCGTTGATGACTTCTACTTCCGGATAATCTCTCCAGAGGCTATCAGCTAGGTTAGCTATGTTTTCCATAAATACCTGGTAACGCATAGCTTTAGGACGATCCTTCTCATTGATATGCCAGTTAGATTGACCACTGTTACCTAACTTCATATCAAATCCCAAGAGAACAATCTTCTTAGCTCCGAGATTAACTGCTAGATTAATGGCTGAAGCACCAGTGTTACAGAACCAACCTACCTTCGGAAACTTTTCCAAAGTCTTACCATTGACTCTCTCTAGCATGTGCACGGAGGGATCCTCAATGTACTTCAATGAACAAGACACGAGGATCCCTTCGTACAGTTTCAATCTCTCACGATGTATCATCCACCATGCATAATCGCCAAAGTAACATATTGGAACCAACTTCTCTCCCAATACGTAGGCATCATTACAGCCTATAACACACTTCCCTTTTAATGGTGTAAGATTTACACCACATAAACTGGGACCACCCCCAACTATGTAGACAGTTTTACCTTTCCACCAATTGGGAGGGTTCCACCAGTTCATGGAAATGACTCCGTGTATTACTTCTGACGACGAGTCTTCTTGGCTTCCTTCTTGACTCGTTCTCTCTCAGCTTTCGCCTCTTCCTTCTTCTGCTTCTCTTCTTCCTGGGCAAGCTTCTCAGCTTCCTCAGCATCCTCAATTGCCTTTTCGTTATTCGACAGGACCAAGTCAGCTTCGTCTTCTGTCAGAGGCTTCGCATTGACACAAACCCCAGTGGCAACGTTGATGACATCAAAGGTACCATCACCCTTGCTCACCTTCTGGAGTTCCAAAGGAACATAAGGAGCAGGTGCTTTCTTCTCTTCCTTCTTGTCATCATCCTCATCCACAACAGGAGCCTTGTCCGTGACAAGCTTCTCAAACCTACCACGGAAGATCTCCGGAAGGTTTCTGCTGGAACTTACGATGTCCCCTTTCTTGAACTGCTTACCCTCTTCGTCAACATACTTACCAGACTTGAGTACAAACTTCATTTCCACTTTCTCCTTGGTTAGGCAACATTAAAACAACTGGAAGGCATGGTTAGCCACCAGTTGTGAACTACTAACACACAAACTCGTAACTTACGAGTAGTGTACGATACCGCACCGCTGCTGGAAGTCAGATCTCAGCTGCGGAACCATGATGGCCATTACCTTGTAATGATGAACCATGCCACCTTCACTGTCCCACTCAACGGTCGTAACTGGCATACCCTGAACGAGCCGAACGGTCTCGGAGTTCATTTCCACCAGCAACGCACGCGTTCCGGTCAACTTGTCGATGACCTTGATATCCTGAATACCTGCAACTTCCAGGATACGCTGCCGAATGGTAATCACGCGACCACTCGACGTATCATAGTCCTTGTCCATCGCAACTTCAAATGCGGTGGGGATGTAGAGAACCCAGGGACCATAATGACGATCATTGATACTGGCCTGTTTCATCGCCAACACATCCGTCAGGATATTGGCACCAGTATCCGTTGCCCACGACGTACCAATTGAACCCAGATTTGCATCAGGGAAATCGGTATAGCCGTATATCGTACCACCACCGAACGAGTAGGAGCTGTAACCCATGAACAGAATTTCTTCTGCGAGTTCTGCAACCTTACGACCTGCACGTTCCGCCATCGTAGTGTCCAAGGGATCGCCCGTCGTACGCGAGGCAGCGAGGCTGCGTGCGTTGATCGTGTAATCCGCATGGATGATTGGCAGAGGGAGGTATCTCAACGTCCACTCAGGCCTATCACTACGACCGCGAGTTATCGCATCCATGGACAACTGCGCCGAAAGAGGATCCGACTCCTCTTCGTATTCCAGAACGGTTTTACCCATTCCGTTTGTGATGCTGTACGTCAGACCCCTGCTGATCAGGTCCGCAACACCCACGAGCCTCTGCTGCGCAGCCTTCACAACGGCCACGTCGTACTGCTTCCACTCATCCTTGCGGAGAGTAGCGCATGTCCTCAGCGCATTGATATTCATTCCACTGCGTTGAAGACGCTGGGCCACGGAGCCAAACGCTCTTCCACCGTGAATGAAATCGATTCCTGCATTTATCTTCATTTCCTTTTCCCTTCTTTCTTTTTGTGAGAAACAACTTACTACAGTAGTAAGTATTGGTTTCTACATGACTTCCGCGATGCAGAGACCTTCCGGATCTGCGCCACTTGAGTTACTCATGTCCACGTCTTCCAACGCAATGAACAAAGCATACCCAGTAGTCAGCTTCTGAAGGGCACCGTCCCCATCAGACTCCAGCATGTCACCAATATGGATGTCCTCTCCATTCTTGATGCGTACCTGCACTTCATCTCCCGGCTGGAAGACGTTGTACTGTACGATAGCTGCAGATGCGTACGTCTCGCTGACTTCTTTGCCTTGGAGATCATCTTCCACTGCAACAGCCCTCTGCGCACGACCGAGTGCCGTATTGTGCCGACCGACCTTATCCGTGCTGAGGATTTCCACCAGTTGGCCTGGTGTAATTATTTCGCTCGCAACACGTTCCTTGCGAACTCCACAACCCTTCAGCGCTATGGTTCTTTGTGTTCCCATAACTACCTCTTCTCCTTTTCTTTCTTTTTCTACTCACTCATCCCAACTGCTTGGAAATGAGATTTACTTCTTGCTGAAGTCCATTACTGGCATTGCGTCTGCAACATTGTCGTCTGCATTCGCGTGCATACCAGTACCCTCACCGGAAGCCCGACCAACCATTGACTCGTCGACTTCCACTTCGGCCAATGCCGCAAGACCTTCAAGTTCACCAACGGACTTCGCATTGAGCATCTCGTCCGAGAACTTGTTGCGCTTGCATGCCTTCAGACCCGCGATCAACGCTACCTTACGATCACGGTGCATCTTCAGACCAGTACCCAAGATGTCCCTCATTTCACCAGGTGCACTGGCGATGAAGTCTTCGGCGGTCTTCGGTGCTGGCGGATTCTTCAAAGCAGCAAGCTGCTTCATGTCTTCCGCTCTTGCCTGAGTCATCTGTTCAACCCGATCAAAGATCGAGTCTTCCATTACCTCAAGCTCCTCGCGATCTGACTCCACTACACCAGCACTAAGCCCGATGAGTGAATCGATCCTCTGCTGTCTCTTCATACCTCTCCCTTTCTTTGTTTGTGACTTACCAAAGAACTTTTCCTTGGCAGGACCACTATCTTCCTCTTCCTCTTCCTCATCCTCGTCTATTTCCTCTTCCACCACATCTTCGTCGTCCATGTCCTCTTCGTCCATGTCCTCTTCGTCCATGGGCATCTTTTTCTTGTTCACCACTATTTCCACTTCCTCTTCGTCATCAGCAAGGGAAACAGTCTTGGAACCATCCTCCTCCTCATTTACAGTGTAAGACCTACGGAATGTTCCGTCAGGACTCTTATACACAAAGAATCCCTCCTCAGAGTTAATATGGAGAACTTCTTCCTCATCACCCATTATGGAAATGAGTGCATCACGTTCTTCCGTATTGATAGAGAGGTAATTGGTTACTGCCATTACTTCTTCCTCATCTCCATCAAGAGTAACATCGTCGTCCTTATCAATGGTGTATCCCTGCTGATAAGTTTTTCCATTGAGAGAGTAAACGAAAGTTTCGTCGTCGTTAATATCAACGACATGTCCGTATGGGACACTTACTCCAGCAGCTTCCTGGGTAGCAGTCCTCTTCGGAGAGATAAGATCCTGCAACCTTCTCCGCAACGTCTCAAACGAAAGGTTCACACTGAGACCCATCTTCTGCGCATTAAATACCTTCACTTCTGACGCTCCTTCCTCTTCATGATGTTCCTCTGTATTATTCTTTACTCTTGATTGCAGTTTCTTAACTGTATTCTCAATCTTCCTTAAGCGAGTCTCTGCACGAGATGAACGTCCAAAGTCCCGAAGAAGTTCTTTCTGTGAACCAGTGGTATTCTTAGCTTGCCTCAAAGCACTTCTCTGCATCTTAGGAAGTGCTTGCCTGAACATAGATGCCTTTGCTCCCGTATCAGAAATGAGTCTAGCTTCTGACGAAGTAAGAATAGTCTTGGTAGTATATGTTCCACGACCAAAAGAAGACGTAACTTTATTCAAGTTACTTTCCATACGTTCGATATGGGAATCTACCCCATAGACAGCACGTTCTGCAGCAGCTGGTCCCGACTTGAATCTAGAATGCAATGCATCTATCTTACGGTTCACATCTGCAGTATGTTGTGTTTTATGCACGTAGTCCAAAGAACCAGGAGTAAATAACTTACCACTACCCTTTCCCTTTTCATGAGGATTACCACTCCCTGGTCGCTTTGATCCTTCACTCTTTCCATCCCCATACTTCATCCGTTTTTCACCCTTAGCCATAGCACGATCATACTTCTTGTCGAATGCTCTGTCCTTCTTACTCCTACTACCACCACCACTTGAACCACCACCAATCTGACCAGGACGACCAACATGACCAAAGGCACCGGAACCAGGACCACCGTGAGTTTTCAACATATCATCCAATCCAGCACGTTCCCATATTATATCTGCCTTACGAGCTAATTGCTCAGCCTTTCTAGCAGAAGGAGACATCTTTTCTGCTTTTCTACGAAGACGTTCCACTTCGCCACCCATCTTTTCAAACTTAGCCCACTCACTTTTACTCAACTTACCTTTCTTCCACAACTTATCATCCAATTTGAACTTCTCCTTTGCCAAAGCAGTTGCCTGATCTTTCAGCTCCTGAGCAGCTTCAGGGATACCTTCCTTATCAAGTTCTTTTACCTGATCATACAATGCGTTAGCTTCTGCCATAGCCTTTTTCTGTTTAGGAGTATAAATCCTCGAACTAGAAGATCTACCACCACCACTACTTGACCCACCTTGGTGACCTGGTATTCCTTCATGCCCAAAGTTGCCAGATCCACTTCCCCCAGCATCGTGCATCTGTTGGCTGTTCAACCTTGGCATTCCTGCCCCATCACTCCAACTACAGGCACCCTTCTGCTTAGGTAGCACTGCAAGATGGTCTGGACGGAAGTTGTGTGCAACAGCATTGTACTTTTCTTTCTGCCAGTTGCCAACGAGGAGATCGTCCTCAGTAAACACTCCAATGGAAACTTCCAGATGCTTACCAGCATTCAATGCAAGCATTACGTCCTTGTCTACTTCGTCTGCCTTGACAGGATCTATCCAGACTTCTCCCTTGAGCTTGCCACTGTCGAAGTTGCAGTTGAACGTTTTGCCTATTGTCTGTTTCTCCTGTAAGTGTGGCTGACTGGCAGTTACGGGAGCTCCGTCCTCAGTAGGATGATAAACAACTACCGGACGACCATTCCACGATTCAGGGAACTTACCCAGTTCTTCTGAGGAGTAGTACACATTGTTATGTACTCCTTCTGTCATGAAAATCGCAGGAGCTACAATATACTTCGTGCCTTCAAGCACTTCCCACCGGATCATGTCGCTCATGAGTGCGCGGAAGGAGCGAATAGCTGGCTGATCATCGTTCTTCTTCACTTTAGATTCAAGAGTCTTTGCAAATCTCTCCAAACTATCAGCCTTCTCTCTCATAACTTTGGCACTGGCCTTAATGAATCTGGGAACTGTTGATTTCCCGGTCTTTCCATACTGATCATAAGCATCTGCTGCTGCTCGATAGGCATCTGCTGCTGCTTGTGCTGCAAAAGGAGTCTTCTCTTTATACGCTCGTGCAGAAAGTTCAGCCGAAAGTCTTTCCGTAGAATGAGCTCTCTGTATAGAACCAATAGATCCTGTTACTTCTGGAATGTCTTCCCCTTCCTCAGGATTCTTATGGGAACCACGTTGAGGACCAAACTCTTGGACGTCGTCTCCCCCACGACCATGTTCATCTCCTTCCCCACCACCAATAAACTCGGACCTACCACTATCATCATTACCACCACCACTGCCACCCACTTGTCCTTCCCTACCTTTGTGTCCGAAGTTGCCACTACCTGCTCCACCATGGGTAGATATAGAAGAATTATGCTTCTTACCCTTTCCACCAGTCTCCATCCAGTCTATTCGTTCCTTCAATCCCTTTTCTTTCTCTGGAGTCCAATTACTCACTGATTTGGGCTTTCCAGCAGCTTTTCTTGCCTTAGTAATCAATTTATCCAAAAGTTGGCCAGCCTTTCCTTCTGTCATATTAGGATTAGCTTTTCTAATCTTACCTAAAGCTCTCATCCAAGGAGCTATACTTTCATAAGGACCATCAACTTCCAAATCTGCATAGTTGATATTGGTTGGAATTGCAAGTTCTCCACCACCAGACTTTCCACCACCAGGACCACTACCACCAACATGTCCTGGGATCCCACTGTGTCCACGATTACCTGATCCCGGACCACCATTGTTCTTCAGATCTTCTTCTTCCGCGATGTGAAAACCAGGAGTCCGATCCTTCTTGGAAATGTCTTCCTTACTCATCACGTGAACGTTCATCTTCTTTTTCCCATGAATGCCCATGACCGTCTCCCTGTTTATGACTGCCCTGAAAACTCACTCCGTATCGTGTGGGTTCCTATAAGACTGTAATTAAGCCTTGTTACGGCTAATTTATGCAGGAACCCACACGATCGCTCAGACTACATTGATATCTTGGTGTAAATCTTCTTCCACGGATATATGTAGATGTTTGTATTCACATCTGTCAACTTAACCTGAAAGTTGCACTGATTACCAACACTACCTGTAGGTACTGTGGCTGTCAGGAACCAAAGACCACCATTGGTATTCTGTATAGATGCTGTGTAGTCCACATTGGTTTCCGGTCTGCCAATGGTTACAGTGATCGTTACAGAAGCCAAACTCTGAGTTGCTCCTCCAGTAGTCTTCAGAAGACAATTGGTGAACAGAATAGAAGTACCCTCGTAGTACTCAGTATTGCTCAAGAATGATACCGTATCCGTTCTTGCATTGGTGAACGTAACATTCAAAGGCTCCACTGCATCTGCTGCTCTCACAGGGAATGCAAACAGAATACCAACCAAAACAATCGCTGCAACTAACTTATTCATCTCGTCCTCCTTTTCCTTACGTTTATGTATTAACAGTTTACTCACTTAAACAAATGCAAATCCTTATCTGGAACTGTGGTATAAGGACCTTCTTGCCATTCTTTCCAATTCAAACTGTTCTTCTCTGCTATCCTCTTCCATGCCTTATCGTTAGTAGAGAAATGAACAGCCATCTTACCAGAAAGATTAAGAGTCTTGTCCTTAACAATGGCAGACAATCCCGCAGAGAAGATACCCTTCCTCTGCATAGAACGTGGGATGTCACTATCATTGATACGAATAACATTTCCATCCGCATTAGGATAGAGACTTATACTCAAGCCAAGACCAGGACCATCTACAGTCACATTGACTTTAGTAAGCTTCTCATTCTTAAGCTGAGGATGACCTTCCTTCAGGTATTTGCCAGTACTACGAACTTCAAGTTTTATCTTTGGGTCTACCTTGTGTATGGCCTTTACCCAAGCTTCTGCAACCTTATCTAACTTGGGAGCTATTCTTCGTGCTTCCTCATCCATCTTTTCAGGAGACATCTCAAAAGCACCTACAAGAATTGGTTTTCCATTGAACGTACCAACGAAACCATCCTTTGCATACTTACCACCAAAAGAAGAAGTCAGATCAACGGACTTCCCTCCAGTAGAACGTCCACCACCAACCTGCCCAGGACGTCCTTTGTGACCAAAGGCACCAGATCCCTTACCACCAAAGACAGACAGACGACTGAACAGTTTCAGCTTACTTCTCTTCTCACCTACATTCGCAGGAATCGCTACGCACCTGCAATTTGGATGTAGTGGTATCCGTCCCTCTATGTCGTCAATGGAAAAGACCTTTCCCTCTAGTGCCTGACACTTAGTGCATACCTTGTCGTCCCCAGCAGTACTCCACTCAGCTTCTACTTCTACTCCCTCTATTTGGGCTGCTCGATACATCCCCATAGAAGCCATATGATGGGCTCGAATGATCTCCGTGCGTGCGATAGTGCGTGCGCGAGAGCGTCCTATGTCTGTGTCTTCACTGAGAGACCTTGCCATTTCCAAAGGACTAAGTCCCTTAGCCATTCCCTCTGCAAGAGTGTGGGCAATTCTGTTAGACAAGAACTGCGTAATTCCTTTCAAGTCGTCGTACGTGCGCATGTGCAGGAGAGCAACCCTGTCCACATGAAAAGGCATATTGAAAGCACTGTCGATGAAACGAGGAGCAAAGTCTGGCTTAGGAAACTTAATACCCTTCTTGTTGAGCTCTGTCTCCCCTCTCTGCATACCCTTCTTGTAGGCAGAGTCAATGTATACGTCTGTCCATCCAGTGGCAGTCCCTTGTAGTTGGGGACCTTTGACAATCTTCAGAACCTTGTCGTCTACTTCATCGTTTAGCCAGCGAATAAAGCGACGGATACCTGTTGCAGAGTTGTCGTAAGCAAACTCATACTTGTTCAGAGGAATGCTTGCGTGAACCTGAAGACCATCTTCTCTCCAAGGAATCTTTTCCACAGACCAACGAGGATCTTGCTCACTAACTTCAGTGAGCTTCTTCATCTTTACGCCTTGGGCAATTGCAAACTGCCTACTCTCTGCCTTGGACAACTGCACTCCGTAGTAAGCTTTGAACAGTCCAGCACCCTGACCTTCAAGAATCTTCCCATCCTTAACTGCCCAACTATGCTGTCCCCAAAATGGAGACTGAGAAGTACTAAGAGCATACCCAGTAACTATAGCGTCTGCCTTGCCAGATCTAAACTGCAGAGAAGCATTGGTATGACATTCATTAGGTATACCCTTGTAGTTAACAATACCTTTCGTGCTAAACTTCTGTCCTCTCTTAGCTATCAAGTCCAGATCACTGTCACTGTCCAGTCTTTGGTCAATATAAGCAGGACGAATACTTCTCATTGCCTTCTTAACAGACTTACGATCTTCACGACTGGGCTTGGGACCCTCTCCTGTAAAACGTTCCTCAAGAGGGATACCCTTCTCACTTCCTTCTACACTTGATCCTCCTCCTACCTGTCCTGGCCTTCCCTTATGACCAAAGGCACCTGAACCAGGACCACCAAATGTCTTCAACTCTTCTTTTCCAAGACCCATCACATCCAGATCTACAATCGCATGTCGTATCGCTGCCTTAACTAGAGCAAAGCGTCTGTCCAGATCTCTGGTGAATCCTGTACGTATCGCTCCCGTGCGGGAGGGATCGTAGCGCAAGACTCTCTTAGCAAGAAGATGCAGATGGGAACCATTTCCACAACTACACTCGTGCTGTTCTAGCAGTGCTGGAGAGGCGTAAGACATTTATACCTGCAACTTATGGGCAGCTTCTACTTCATTGCTCGATGCAAAATCCAATGGGTCAAAGCCAAGAATAGCAATGACATCAGGAGGAGTAACAGGGAGCAAAGCATCTTCTGTGTCCTCTTCGTTGAGCAGTGCTTGGTCTTGTCTCCAGTCTGGCCAAGACTGATTGTCCGGACCAAAGTGAACATCTACTGGTAGTCCTGTAATTGCTTTGATCATTTTACCTTCCTCCAAGCCAAGAACACATGTGGATCAATGTAGCTCTGTAAAGCGACAGTCGGTGTATTTCCAAGGTGTTGGCTTACGACGGTCGCAACTGCCTTCACAGACTTCTTATAGGACGCTCTGTTCTTAGGAGGATCCATACGGTTTATTGTATCTACGGCCAAAGATGTTCCTCTGGCAGTGCGCATGTCCTTTGGCTTAAAGCCACCACCATCCAGTCCTCTCGTGTATACACGCAAGGTCTTCTCTGTAACAGTTGGGAAGAGGAGTCCTTTCGGACCTGCTGCCTTGGCTCTTGCCAGAACATCTTTACCTACTGCTTTGTCTGTTATTGAAAAAGTCTTGATCTCTCCATGAGACTTCCCAGGAACGAAACGTAGAGCGACTGCACCAGGACGACCTATCACATGACGTCCTTGCAAAGTAGTAGCACCAAACGATTCGTGTTCAGCCTTCATGTCTCTCTGGTTACCAGGACGAATAGCTGTCTCACTGATTAACCGAAGGCAAGAAGCGTTCTCTCTCTTGGTCTTGTCACCACTCTTTATGTCTTTGGAAATCTCTGCCGTAACAGCATCTAGCTTTGTTCGGAGCTCTTCTGTTCTGCCGAACTTAGTAGCAGAATTCTTTGTTCGTGCATTGATACTCAGTATTGGCTGACGACGACCTTTCTCATCTCTTCCAGTAACCATCAAGTCTGCCTTAGGATCCGTAGATACTTCCACGTCTGTCCACGCAGGAGGAATAGGTCTTCCTGTTGCCTTCATCACATACTTGGGTATTGGCCTTCCATTAGCCATAACCAACTCAGTGATTTCTTTCCCGTCCTTGTCCTTCTTGCCTGTAGGGACTCTCTTGGTTGCTCCCATAGGTGCCGAACCACCAACTTCTCCCTGACGTCCTGCGTGATCTCTGTTACCTGATCCAGCACCACCATTAATATGCAATGCATTTACCAGGAGAACTTCGGAAGTAAGATCTCTAACACGTTTCGCTCCCTTAATCATGCGAAGCTGATCCTTGGGAACAATATGCTTCTTTCCTGTCCTGTCCGTCATCTCCCACGAAGTGCTGTTCTCATGTCCTCCAGTAAGGATACCACCAATCACTGTCTTGCCACTAATGGTAATTACAGCATCACCAAAAGAGATCTTCTTACTCAATGGCAGAGAACCCTTCTCGAACGTCTTACGCAGATGGGAAGCAATAGGCTCTACCTTATCTCCCTTAAGAGGCATTCCCTCTGGCTTAATTTCCATTCCACTACCACCACCACTGCTTGATCCACCTTGGTGACCTGGGATACCTTCATGACCAAAGTTACCTGATCCCTCTCCTCCGGCTATCTTAAATGCTCTCTTAGGAGGATTAGTGGATGGAGAAGACCCTCTGGTCGGAGGAGTAGGTGGTCTACCCTTTCCACCACCAGTTGGCGTTGTGTCAGGCTGTCCCTGCCCAGAAGCATCTTCCCCATCCTGATCGTCTGCCTGTTGGGCAGCAGCAACTTGAGCATCTTCTTCTATCTGGGCTTGCTCTTCTTCCATCTTCTTCATTGCTTCGTCAATGATCTCTTGCGCTTCTTCCTCATCCATATCAAGGAAGCGAGTAAGGAAGAACATCGGAGGTATCAGGGCATCCAGACCACCACTGATATATGCAGCAATCATGTCAACCTTGGACTTCTTAATGTCCTGCTGTTCCTTCTCCGTAAGCATCTGAGCATCAGGCCAATCCACCATGAACTTATTGTTCTTGGGTGTGGGTAGAATTCCAAGATCAATCAGTCTCTGGACAAAGGGACGAAGAATGATTGGTTCTGCAAAGTCTGTTCGCCGTTCTGCTACTCGATTGTTCCAGTTCTCCTGATCTGTAGTAGAAGCAAGTTCTCCTCTCTCTGAACCAGTAAGTATTCTCTGGGGAATGCCAGTAGCAGCACTGATCATCTGAATCTGGACAGTCACGTTTGGTGTAGGATCTGCAACAGGAGAAGAAAGGTTTCTTGCCGTAACTCCCTGCAAGCGCATATAACGGTTGATACCATGGATGTACTTCTTTATCTCAGTATCCATGGCAGTCTTACCAGCAGCATCTAGCTCCTGGGAGTCTGCATCCATTTCAAAGGAAAAGCCAGGATAGCCTCCTCTCCAGAACATCTCCGCACTACCAGCTATCAGCTTCTCCAGATCGTCCAAACGATTGTATACAGCTTCCAAACGAGGAATACCGTAGACGTCACTAATAAGACAATCTTCCGCAACATGGATTACTCGGGAGTGGTGAACTACGTATGTCTGTGAGGGAGCAACTCCTACTGAAGTCCGAGCCTCTCCTATTGAAGACTGCCCCATGTCGTAAGTTATCTGGTAAGTAAGAGGAAGTCCATATCGGGGAGACTTAACGTTCTGATCCCAAGTGAGTATTACTGCATGGTCTTCTGGGTATGGTTGCGAGAACAGCAATTTGCTGGCCTTGGTAGCTGGAATCTCCAGTTTAGATACTTGGGAGGACGAACCTGAACTTTTCTTGTTAGGAGCGTCATCAACGCCAAGCAATAGTATCGAGTACCGTCCAAGGCCAGCAAGCTTGTCAGCACGATTAAGGTAAGAGAAGACGCGAACCTTTTCCAAGAGAGCCTTCCATGCCTTCTCGAAAACAGATTCCTTTGCTTCCTCTGTGTCGTATACCTCTGGCTCCATTCGCCACGTGGCATCAGGATAAGCATTAACTATTCGCTTGGCAATGTCTTGCCGTTGATACTTAGCCTCAAAGTGTTCGTATTGAAGAGTCTTCTGATATCCTACTACTTCGTAGATATCCCTATCCCCACCAAAAGTCTGTCCTAGGAAAGATCCCAACTTGGATCTGGACAGCAACTCGTTGGACATAGTAGACAATTTCTGGTTAGCTGCCCGCAAGGACATCAATGCTCCAGCGTTAGTTTCAGGAAATCTTGTGCGTCTCACGGTATACTCCTAGTCTGAACCCCAGACTCCTACCTTCTTCTTGTCGCTCTTCACTGCCAACTTGTTATAGGCACCACTGGTTCCATCAACCTTATCCTTAAACTTACCTCTTGGAAAGTAACGCATCTCGTCTACGTAAGCTTTCGTCCATGGGCGAATGAGAACAGCAACGTTGCCTATGTATACTTGTGCAGAAAATGGTTCTGCTCGCTTTTCTTTACTGCCCTGACCACTCACACCATCCATGAATGCAGAGTACCCATCCAAGTTTTCAACAGTACGCTCTGCGGATTCCTTACCACCACTGCCTGGTTCCTTCTCTGTCCAGACCGTAACTGCTTTTCCATCCATTTCTGCAGTGTCCTTAATGGTCTGTTCTCGCTGACCATGAGACCACTGCCCAGCAATGACGTCTGCAACGATATACTTGAAAGGACCTTGCTTCAACTTGTGCATCAGCACACCAGCCGTGAAGCACCCACCACCAGTTGTCCCTGCCTTGTCCCAGTAACGGACACTCTTCTCTATCCATCGTTCATTGAAAGAATGCACAAGCACAAGATTGTCAACAGGAATCATTGCTCCTTCACGTGGAACAGGACGCTGCTGTAATTGACCAGCAGAAGCATACGGACCTAACTCACCCTCCAGAGCCTTTAGTTCTACTTCTCCATAACGCTCTGGGCAAAGAGGCTCTCCTTCTACTGTACGAGGATCCTTGAACTTCAATGGAGAGAGTGTTCTGTGATCGTTCCTTTCATACCTAGCAGGTAGACAAAGAATATTCCATCCAGAATCCTTAGACAACACATGTCCTGCCAGATCCTCCTCATGCGAGCGTTGCATGATAATAAGGTAACGTCCCGTCTTGGGATTGTTCAGTCGTGTAGACATGACTTCATCCCACCAGAACAAAGTAGACTTCCTGTAGTTGTCGCTCTCTACCTCTCTTACGTTGTGGGCATCGTCTACAACAATGATGTCACCACCTTCCCCAGTATTAGCACCGTTGACTGAAGTAGCAAGACGCACGCCTCCACGATTGTTAGCATACTTTACTTTGGTGTTCTCGTCACCCAGGATTTCCATCCCTGGTTGGTAACGATTAACCAATCCCTGATATCGTTGTGACTGCAGAACACGACGACACTTAACGCTATCTCTTATGGAGAGAGTAGCTGCATAAGAAGAGAATAGCCAACGCAAACTAGGATATCTCAACCATCCATAAGATGGCAACATAACAGAAGAAAGCAAAGACTTAGTATGCCTAGGAGGCAGGTTGATAACCAACTTGCGAATCTGTCCTTCCAGTAATGCCTGTAAATGATCACAGACAGCATCCACGTGCCAACCACCAATATATGGGTCAGACTCTACAGTAGACCACATATAAGGTACATAATCACGCATGCTGCGGAAGGAGAGCTCTTGGTCTATTGTTTCCGCCGGAGGTAAGTTCTCCAGTAACGTCAATAGCTCCCTGTCCGATTGCTGCTTCTCGTAATCCCTTTCTAATAATATCGCGGAGGGTGACAAGTTCGGTTCTCCCCAGTTTTCCAAGATCTAGTTCATGCCGATGATGCACGTCCACTTGCCCGGAAGTCTCGACGATTTGCCTATGTATATTCTTCCACCGTACAGGATCCCTGTTGCACAACCAGAAGATTGTAGCGACAATGTTTGGAGGGATCCTGTGGGTTTTGGTTGTGCGCTTGACTGCTGGGATTCGTATCTTGTTTCCTTTTGCGTCTTCTGCTTTGACAGTGATGGTTGAAACAGTTTCGGACTTATACTCGTATCCGGTAGCTTGCCTAGAGAGGGAATGAGCAACTCTGTTAGTGATGTAATTCTCTCTAGCATTTTTAACTGCTCCCCTAAAGCGGGCAAGGAGCTCTCTGTACCGCACAATCCTAGCAACTTCTTCTGAGGACCTGCCTTGCATGTACTGTGATGCTGGATTGAGGAGGATATCTGTTTCGGGATCTTCTCCCATCCACTTATCAATGGTACTAGCGCCAACTCCGAGAAGCTTAGCAAGTTCTTTGTTGGTTGCTCCTGTAATTGTGCAAAAGTGTTTAGCTTTAGCAATGTAGCAACGTTTGAATTTACCAGTAGCAGGATGGGAGTGTTCGGGGTCATTGGATCTGACTATGCCTCTTTTGGTAATGTGTGTCCCGTACTCTCTTCCAGTATGGTTATCTGGATGGAGTGTTCTTCGCATGGAGGGTTACTACCTTTTGTTGTTGGCTTTGAATGGTTTTGCTGGTTCAGAGAGCTTTTCTTTTTCAGCAGGGACTTCTTTGACATTGGGGACATATGTGGCTTGATTTCCATCTACACGGAAACGAATGGGAAGGATACGGGGATCTGGATGGGTGAATACAATGAAGACAACCTGAATCTGTGGATCTGTTTGGGTAGAGATTGTCAAGCGAGTGTCTCTTAGGCATTGGGCTAACGTTTGCATTGAGGATCCTTTCGGTTGAGGAGCAGCGTTGCTTACTGTGAGGACGACCAACCATATCAACACTATTACACCTACGCAGGAAACAGTGAATCGTATATCCTTGTTCATGATAATACCTGTTGATTAAAGTGTCGGCTGATCAACACAGACGAGTGAATCACAGACAAGTGAAATAACTCCCGCAATTGATCAGCCGACGTTTCCCGGAACTGATGCTATATACAACCCTATCACGACGTCACTCTACATCAAATTGAGCTATATTGTATACCCTTTGCCAGGCAACCCGAGAGCTACGGGCAAATATAGGTTAAGATTGTATCAGTTGCTTGCTTTACATGTAATACAGCAGGGTGTATAGTGTCTGCAGTTCTTTTACATAGTGGGTTCAGGCGGTACGAAGTACTTGAAGACGGCAGTGATGAGAGCGGAAGTAGGAGCCGACCGAAGTTAGGAAGGCCACAGTAATCCGAAGCCGATCACTAGGATCAAACGATCGATGCCCAGAGTGAAGGAAAACTGGACCCATAGGTGGATACCGAGGATAGGGATCGAAATCACGGAACACGGTAATCAATGGGAAGAAGTGTTGGCGAATCCAACACCATGCCCAATTACAAGTTGATGGAAACGAAGTGAATTAGGTGACCCTCTTGGTGGACAAATCCACTTGTGAGTTCCACGAGGAACAGTTGAGACATTCGAAGAAAATGTTTCCAACGCAAGCAAGCCACAGTTAGCCAAACAAAAGTTCATCTACGGATGACAATCCAAGCTACTGTGAACACTTCGCCGACGGATACGAATGTTAAACTGTGGAACGCTAGAACTGACTACATGCCATGGGTAACGGCTATCAGGAATCAAGCAAACTAAACCGTGAGGAAGTTTGTCTGAGATTGGCCTGGTGGTGGTCGTCCAGTCAGTCTTTGAGAATCCTTTTCTTTTGTTAGTTCCGACGGGAGGCGGTAATCCTCCCCCAATTTATCTTGCTAGAACTACTCCCATTCAACAAGGAAAGGAAAGGAGGCTTCCATGGAGCGACGATAGTGTTGCCAAATGGTGGTGACGTCCCACTAACAATAGCAACATGACAATAGCCTATCACTTCAATCTTTTACAACTTAAAAGGTAGGGTGAAAGTCCCTACCCCAATTTATTGGGTACGAGTATCAGTTGGTCAACGGACAAAGTAACAAAGTAACAAGGAGGATGAGGATGAGGACAAAGATTCATTTACTGAACAATAAGGTTCTTGGGGACATTCGGGAGAACCTTGGTGCTAAAAGCAGTACTGATACAAGTAAGGATCACCTGATTGAAAGAATGAGTGCACGGGAACTGTTCAATGAATATCTTCTGTGGAATGGTATCATTGGATACACGGACTCCATTCTCCTTGCGGTTGAAAATACAAACGACGCTTCTGGATGGGAAGATTCAAGCAAGGATAATTTTAAGTGATCACTTCGTTCAAAAATCAAACCAAACAAAAGGAGGACAGGACAGTGAACAGAAATAAGCAACATATGGAGTTGGCTGACAGGTTGTTAACTCTGGCTACGGAAATCGATATAGCGAAGAGCCCCTATACTCCACATCGTGTGGGCTATGTTTCAGATGAAGTCTGCCATAAGCTACGGTTTCTAATCCAGACATCTTCAGTGGATGAATGGAAATTCTGGTTTGGGTTTCAGAAACAGATGAACACCATATGGAATTCCATGCGTTGTGCAAATCCTGATATGGTATCGCTTACGCTGAAACTGCTGGCTGCTGAGATACGTCGTTCTTGAGTAAGTAACACTTCATCCAAAGGAGGACAGGGAAATGACACTGCGTGACTTATTTGATGCTATCGAAGATCTGCGGAGAGAGAATCCAGACACAGATGTGGATGGGATGGAAGTCTACGTGTCCTGTGATTATGGGGATCACAGTCACACGCAACAGTTGGTTGGTATTGGTGATCCACGGATTATCAAACCCAGGAAAACTGCTTACAGTGAAACTGGGTTGGCTCTTCCTCATGAGGATGAGGAAGGCGAGGAACATGGTAGTGGGGATGAAGTGATTGTTCTATGTCAGTAACAGAGAAAGGAGTACGGTATGGCCAGATGCAAAGTTGGTCAGTCTCGGGGTCGAGTCGTGGTGGATGTCTGGAGGAGGAATAAGAAAGGGTGGTGTGCAAGTACCTACATCCGTTGTGGGGTAATTGAACCTATCACTCCTGGTATGGTCAATAGGATCCAGAAGAAGTTAGAGGCTACACTTCGAGTATTCCTTGCTCATGAGAAGTTCCTCAGGGAGCAAGGTGTCCGTTGTAAAAAGTGTTCCTATCGTAAAACTGACTGGCCTACCAGATGTGGTGCTCTGTATCAGGAGTGTCCCCGAAACAAGAAAGGAGGAATCCGGAAATAGATCAGTTCGTTGGTAAGTTCGGACATTAAGCAATAAGGAGCATGGAAATGATAAATTGCATTGCTTGTGAAAATACAGGTTTAGCCAGTAATGGCTGTCCATGCGGAGTATGTGGTCACATAAACAGAAACAACAAGGAGAAAGTCATGTCGAAGAAGAACAGCAAGAACGAGAAGAATGAGAAGAAGTCAAAGGTCGAGAAGAGTGAGAAGGCAGCGGTCCGGACAAAGTTTGGGCATCTGCTTTCCACGATGAGTGGAATGATTGACAACCTGGTGCTGGCTGGAACTTCGCTGAAGGCAGCGGAAAAGGCCATCAAGAAGTTCAACAAGGACTGCGCGAATGCCGAGCGGAAGTTCAAGTTGCACGTTGCCCACCTGATCAAGGACAAGAACGTTAAGGTCGTGATCAAGGGTGATGTGTACAAAGCCAAGTAGGATCACTTCAGTCCGAAACGGTAAGGGTATGTTCCTTACCGTATGACAGTATTGTACTGTCACTGATGAGGACAAGTCAGAAACAATAAAGGAAATGCATAATGAGAACTCTGGAAGAGTTACGAGGATCTGCAAGTAAGAGTGCCCTAAGTCGTCAGCACAATATAGTATGGATGCCTCCATGTCATTCTGAAAGTAAGAGTACCCAAATTGGCCAGTGCTTAAAGTGCCAAAAGGAAGTCTACCTTTGTATGAACCCTTCCCCTAATGGAGTGGACATTGGGGGAGAAGCTATTTCCATGAACTGCAAATGCAAATAAGAAAGGAACTGATAGATGCCTATCAAAAGAATAAAGGAATGTACAAACAAGTTCATCACGGTGGTCAAGACCGATGGACACTACCGAACACTTGTTCGGAAGGTAAGCGATCAGTCAGTCCTTGAAGAGAAAATAAGCAAAACAAAGAAAGGAGCATTCATCAGGGCAAGGAAGTTCGGTCAGAAGTATCTGATCTTCAGAGGAACTTACTTTGCTACCATCAGGCTGGGCAAGATGAAGGGTGCTAAGTGGATAAGGCAAAAGTAGAAAGGAGTACAACATGATAGCGAAACAATACACAGTAATGGCAGTTCCTGGTATCACAGTGAACGGACAATGTCTTCTCACTATCGGTGAAGTGATACAAGTTGGAAATGGTCCAAAGCGATTCCGACGTGTTCCAAAGCAAATCGTCTCCGAGTACAGGGACGAAGTAGTAAGGGAGGCTCAGAAACTTCAAGCCTTGGAAAACGAGTTGACAAAGGGGATCTGATGAAGATATACATCTACGACTGGTTAGTTACAATGTCTGATGGTACTTTGAAAATAGTATCAGCAGACAGGAGACGTAGGGCATTGATATATGCCAACGTCACCTTTATGGAAAAGCATGGTAGGGTGAAATCCCTAAGGAGAATGTAATATGTCTATGGGGAAACTTCCAAACACCAGGAAGAAAACTGTGGATGAGTGTGTGGTCGTTATGTTTATTCTGGTAATAGTGTACTTCATTGCTAGTGATATAGCGACGAGGTATGTCTATAGCAGAATGAGACCTACTCAACCACAGAAAGCGTATTGGATATACCAAACGCCGCAAAGTGAAAAGATCAAAGTAAAAATATACAAGGAGAAACCAGTGAAACCTGAAACAGTAGCAAAGGTGATTGTAGCAGTATGCTTCGTTGAAACAGTAGCAAAAGTGATTGAAGCAGTATGCTTCGTTGAAAACCAAACAGGAAATCCAACTCTGTTAGGTGATGGTGGGGATGCTGTAGGTGTTCTCCAGATCCACACTGAAATGGTTGATGAGTGTAACAGGATTATGGGTAAAAAGGTCTGGGGCTATGCAGACAGAAACGATCCTGTTAAGTCGCGAGCAATGGCCTGGTGCTTTTTCAACCATAGGCAAAATCATTATGGTCTTGGAGACGAGCTAGATGAACAGATACGCCTTGGTGGTCTGTGGAACAAGCCAAATGGTACTGCGAAAGCGGACTACCTAAACAAGGTTAGAGTTGCTCTGGCTATGCTGTAAATAATCAGGAGGAAGAGAATTAGGAGACTACAATGGTATTTGCAATAATGTTTATGGAAAAGGAGACTCCAGTAGTAATAGGATTCACTTCAGCATGTTCAAGACATAATGCTTGGAGACATGTAAGTCACAATAAGGAGTATATCAAATACGGATTGGATCAAATAGAACTGTGTAAGTTAGATAAGAAGGGAGCGTATAATGCGACGGACACGAAGAAGGGTTCTCAGCAGGAGGGTGAGTCCTCCAATAAAAAAGCTAAGGAGGACAATTCCTCCTCCAGTCAAAGTCTTAAGCAAACCTATCTCCAACTTGGTCCTTCCTCGCTATGAAGACCTTTTGGAAATGCCTCCCGAACCCGGATGGTATGTCCCTAAGTACAGGATAGGTTCTGTTATCAAGAAAGGAGAATCTTCCTACACCATTATTGACGATCATGTAATGCCCTATAGAGATACTAGGTTTACGATTGTCAAGTCTGATGGTAGGACAGTGATTCCAGGATTCTTTGGACCTAAGTCCTTATGGATTTATGGTTACCGAATAATGCGGAATCTGAGTTACGAAGAACTGGTGGATCTGAAGTTGAGGATGAAAGGACTCTTGACAAAACGGACTGTCAGGAAAGCTCGTAAGTCCTGCAATCCTGAACAGTGTAATGAAGGGAATAGATATCCTCTGGCACAATGTGAAGTGGTGAAAGGAGAAAGTCCTCTCAAAGCAGGTGGTAGCAAGCCTTGCCTTAAAGGGACAAGAGTGGTTGGTCTAAAGGTTCGTTGTCCTCTATGTAGCAGAAAGGTTTCTGTTATCTACAGGCAACGTGATGGTGGATATTTCACCGTCAAGCACAAGAAGAAGTCTCTACGAAGAAAAGAAAAGAAATCCCGTCGCACTAAATAAGGAGCTACGATGTTAAGTATGCGAGAACCGAAAAGATACAACGTCATGTTCAAAAGAGATATTGTTGCTTACGACGAAGATCATATCAAGAAGCTGGTGAAAGAACTCTATGGGTTGGCAGAGATCATAAAGATCACTTGCCTAGAGCCAGAGAAGCGTCAACGAAGAACTCGTTAGTTTGGAAAAGGACACAAACCCCGACTCAGAACTCTCTGACCTTCTATAAAAGGAATCAGACGGTGCTACGACACTGGTAAAGGAGGATTGTCATGACAAAGCCTATCATACCGTGGACGCAATTCATTGGGTATTGCCCAAGATGCAACTACGCTCTTTCGGGAAGAGATGTCCCCAAAGAAAAGATGAAGGCCAACAACAAGACCATTGATATGGAGAACTCTATGGCTGAGTGTCTCCAATGTGGTTTAAGGGCAAGGATAAAGAAACTCTCCAAGAGAATTCAATTACCCAAATCAAGCAAGGGAGCATTACGTAGAGATCCATTCTATTTCTGGAAGGACAAAAACAGATTTCCAAAGGGAATCTCAACAACAGAAAAGGAGGTATTACCGAAAAGAAAAACAAAGTACGTGCGTATCTAACGGAACAGTTAACCAGTAAGTAAAAGGAGTACGATCATGTGGTGCCCAAAATGTCATAATGGTTCAGAAGCAATGGTTGTGGAACAGGGTAGTTCTTGCCTTCAGTGTGGTGAAAAGGAACAGATGGTTTACCATAAGGGAATGAAAAGAAGCAATTTCCTGGAAAAGAATCCGTTCAATACCACTGATGGGAGAACCTTACACAACCGATTCAAGGAAGAAGAGGATAATGCAAAAGAAATCGGTTAGTCCTAAGAAGACCAGTCTATGGTCTATTAGAGGTATGAGTCGAAGTACGAGGAACATGTTTGTGGGACAATGCAAAACAGAAGGGATGAAGGTTGCAGAACTACTCGAGTTCATATGTCTCAAATACGTGAGAGAGAAAAGAGTGGGTCCAGATGACAAAACAACAGTTCACCCAACTATGGGATGATCATGAACGTCTTATTGGTAGCCGTATCAGTAAGATGTCCAGAATGACAGGCTACGAAAGCAGTGATCTGAAATCCGTTGCCCATGATTCTTTCATGAAAGCATGTGAATCATGGGATAAGGAGCGACCCTACGGTACGTGGGTATTTCGGTGTGTGACTAATGCACTGATAGACCACGTCCGTAAGTTCGACAGGCCTCCTGCTGATGAGACTGCCATAACGGACCTTTTGGAAATATCTGACAAAGGTCAGCTACATCCTAGTGTCCGTATGATATTCTTAGAGGAGCTGAATGGGTTGTCCTGTGAAGCTCTCTTTGTAGTTGGTCTGGCATTGTCTGGAGAATTGTCCAGACTAGTTACAGACAAGGTAGAAGAAAGGATCACACCAAAATCAGCAAGAGGAATAATTAAGACATTCCTCGTTAAGCACCTTGGTTGGAAAACCGTAAAAGTCTGGTTAGTGTTTGGGGAATTGCGTGACTTCCTGAGAAGGATACAAGATGAGAAAAGGAAAGCCTACTATAAATGTTGCTATTAGCGAAGACAGGTTAAACATCAAGTTCCCATACAATCGGTTCTTGATGTTTGCCTGTCGTCGGCTTTCCGGATGTCGCTATCACTCAGATAAGCGATGTTGGTCAGCAGACCTAACAGCAAATAACATCAACAAAATACGGCTATGGAAATATGCCGAAGTAAAGGAGACAGAAGATGTCGATGCCTATGCGCCAGTGGTGCAGTCGGTAAAGAAACTTCGATACCCACCTGTTCGTATTGACAGCATAGAAGGACTACGAGGAAAGCTGTATCCATTCCAGCATAAGGGAGTGGAGTTCCTAGAGTCCAGAAAGGGACGAGCTCTTCTTGCAGATGAAATGGGTCTTGGAAAAACCGTTCAGAGTATAGCCTATCTTCAATTGCATAAAGAGCTTCGTCCTGCTGTTATTGTAGTCCCTGCTAGTATTAAGATCAAATGGAAAAGGGATCTACACAACTGGATGCTTCCTAAAGAGAAAGTAAAAGTTCTGTCAGGTAGAAAAGGTCTCTCAAAGAAACTGAAGTGTTCAGTAGCTATAGTCAACTACGACATTCTGTCTGGATGGAAAAGGGAACTGAAGAAGTTCAGGCCAAAAGTAATCATCATAGATGAGTGTCACTACATCAGCAATCCAAAAGCCAAGAGGACTGCTGCTCTCAGAGGAATAGCCAGGAAGGCAGCCCATGTAATTGCATTGTCTGGAACCCCTATAGTGAACAGACCAATGGAGTTCTTCAATGTCATTCACATGATAGAGCCAAGGCTATTTCCAAGTCACTGGAAGTTCATCCAGAAATACTGTGACGCTACATGGACTGGGTATAAGTGGGACTGCTCTGGAGCCATCAATACCCAAGAGCTTCATCATATCCTCAAAGACAGTATCATGCTGAGGAGACTGAAAAAGGATGTTCTCACTCAGTTGCCTAGAAAAACTAGGACAGTAATTCCTGTGACTATAGACAATAGAGAAGAGTATGAAGAGGAAGAGGAACGATTTGCCAATTGGGTAAATGACAATCCAAGGGAAAAGTCAGCGATTGCCTTGGCCAAAACAGAAAGGTTAAAGCAAGTTGCTGTTGCCGGCAAGATGAACACTTGCCTAAACTGGATTGCAGACTTCTTAGACAGTGGACAGAAGCTTATTGTGTTCTCTACGCACCGATCTGTCTCTATCCAAGTACATGACACGTTCAAACAGTCTGTCATGGTTATTGGTGCCGTAGGGAAAACTCAACGACAAGAAGCCATCGATTCTTTTCAGAAGGATGATAATGTTAGACTATTCGTAGGAAGTGTCAAAGCTGCTGGAGTGGGTATTGATCTTACTGCGGCAAGTAACGTTTGCTTCTTGGAAATGGGATGGACACCTGCCGACCATGACCAAGCGGAAGACAGAGCTCACAGAATAGGTCAAACAAATGCAGTAAATATCTGGTACTTGGTGGCCAATGGAACCATCGAGAATAAGATACTTACTCTACTGGACAAGAAACGTTCTGTACTGGATCAAATACTGGATGGAAAAGTGGATGGTCATTCTTCGTTGCTACGAGACTTACTAAAAGAATACAGAAAGGAGCATAGGTGAATGCAACATCATACTTGGTGGGGCTTGTTCAGACCAATAGATGGCTCTAAAATACTATATCGGGATGGAAGTGGTCATGTTGATTTCGAATTATATGGAATAGTATGTGGGGTCTGCTATAAAAAACATATTTTTGAAACACCAAAAGCAAAACCATCATACCTTATTGATATAGTTCCTGAAAACTTAGTTGAGGAAGAATGTCCTGGAGGACTTATTTGCCTGAAAAAAGGAGACCAAAATGCTAAAGCCACTACGTAGAACACGTTTTCCAAAACGTAAGTACAACCATGTTCATGTGGTCAAGCACATGACAGACCTGTTGAATCTAGCTGCAGAGTTGAAATCAATGCAGGTAGATATGGATACCCTGATTCGTGATCTCCACAACTATGGACGATGGAGCTCCGAAGCAATCAAAAGAACATTCAAAGAAGCTGGACATCTGTCTATCTGGCAGAACAATGAGTTCGTAGAAACAAAAGTTCAGTTCACTGGGAAAGAGCCACTACCCACAATCAAAAAGAAGTTCCACCATGCTTGATATAATATCACTGTATAGAGATCATCACATACCACATGCAACTTCTGGTCACAAACACTGCAGACCAGGTTGGGTGCAAACTCCTTGCCCATTCTGTATAGGCAATGAAGGGTTTCATCTTGGGTACAATACCAGCAAGGGATATTTCCATTGTTGGCGTTGTGGAGCTCACTCCATTGAAGAAGCCATTCCAAAGATTCTTCACATATCTTACTATCAGCTAAAGGGTCTTTTACGACCTTACAAGACTCACTTTATTGCAGTAGAAGATGTCCCTGTAACAAAGCAAGCCAAGGTGTGTAAGCTTCCTGCAGGATGTTTACCCTTGGAAAAGCCACACAAGAACTATCTCAAGAAACGCAAGTTCGATCCAGATGTTGTTGCCTCTACTTGGGACTTATATGGCACTGGCTGGCTGGGTGAATACAAGTTTCGTATCATTGCTCCCATCTATTTCCAACATGAATTGGTCAGCTACCAAGGTAGAGACTATACTGGTCATTCCAAAGATCGCTACAAGACTTGTGCCAAATACAACGAAGTGATATTTCACAAGCACGTGCTATATGGAATAGACAAAGTTCCTGGTGAACGGATTGTCATCTGTGAAGGAATCACAGACGTATGGCGCCTCGGGGCAGGAGCTGTTTGTACTTTCGGTATCCAATTCAAAATGAGACAAGTTAAGTTGATGAAGATATTCAAGGAACGTTTCATTCTGTTCGATACTGCCGATGCCCAAGCCAGAGAACAAGCGGACAAGTTAGCCAGACTACTTGCAGTCTATCCTGGGGAGACAACAGTACTGGAACTCCCCTACAAAGATCCTGGTGAAATGCCCCAAAAGAAGGCAGACCGTCTCATGGAAAAGGAACTCCAAATCCGTTAACCAACGTAGAACTTAATGGGTGCGTGGTGTAGCTGAATGAACCTGCCGTCCGTCAGGTTATCGTGCTCCGTTCTGTCTACACCACCACCCTTCTTTTTCTTGGGAGAGTGATATGAAATTGATTCCTACAAATGATAGTTCCTTTGCTGTTTCTCGTGACCTTTTTGGAAAAGTTATCAGGCTGAATAAGCCTAAGAATTATATCCTACTTTTGGTCGTTGAAAACTTCTTCTTTGGGAACATGCCACACCCATCTTTTAACAAGCTCTCTACCATACTTAATTGGCCTATCAAAAAAGTGAAAGATATCCATCATAAATTGGTCCTCTTGCTTCCCGGAAATAAAAGTGCCCCTCCCCCCTCGTACTCCCCCCTCCCCTCCAAACCATATATTTCAGAGTTAATAAATACTAAATATTCTTTCGTGCGCGCATGCGCGAGGGATTCCAAATCTGAGGATTACTTGCACCTATTCCCGGAGGACTTCCAAAAGAACAAAAATTTCTGTAGTGTTTGGGAGCAGTGGTTGGCTTGGCGTTCAGAGTCCAAAAAGCCAGTGAAGAAAACCACAGCCAAGATTCATGCTAACATTCTCAAGGAATTAGAAGTTGAGGATGCGATAGAGACCATTAACCAAAGTCTGAACTGTGGATGGAGAGGATTATTTCCAAGGAAGAAGGGAAAGAAGAGAAGAGAGAAGTTGTCCACCAAAGATGAGAAGATAGTTCTCAGGGTGAAAAAGATTCTTGTCCGTGGAGTGGAAGAGTTCCACGGAAAGATCTCGGACATGGACAGAACTCATTTGGAAAACGTTGCCTTGGACATCCGAGAGTATTACCTGAAACTCCCCAAGAAGATCAAGAGTTTTCTGGACAGAGGATCTTACTCCCTAGCCAGAGAATACGTGAACTTCATTTCGGACAAGTATGCCAGTTGGGAAGAGTTTACTCCACAGAAGGTTGGTAATCCAGAGTCCAAGATGTGGGGAAATTTTATTTCCTACATGGAGAAAGAAGTTGTTGGATGCAGTTTCCAGTCGGGACATTCGCTGGAGTAGTACAGACTCGTGTAAATCCGTATAGGCTGCCAAGGACAGTCTCTGAAGCACTCTCAGACGTTCGTAACGTGTTTATGGACAGGGTTAGGGTTTCGGTCATATGGGAACCCACACCGTATGGTGGGAGCTCGTAAGAGTTCAATAGAATGGAAAGGAACGCCATGGTTACCAAAAGAAAAGTGGATGTGAGCATTGAAAAAGAAATTCTGATAGGAATGATAGTTAACAGCAAGTTCATAAAAGGACTATTACCAATATACAAGTCCGAATACTTCTCCGCTCCCTTTGCTCGAACTGTTGCAGATTGGTGTATTGGGTATGCAAAGAAATACGACAAGGCACCAAAGAAGTCCATACAAAGTCTTTTCCATGTTCATTCTGCCAAGGATGAGGATGAGGACAAGGTAGAACTTATCCATGATTTTCTGTCTACACTGTCGGAGGAGTTTGTCAAAGCCAAGAAGATGAACGTTGCTTATCTACTTGACAGAGCGGAAGCTTACTTCAAGAAAAGAAGTTTGGAAATACTGTCCAAGAATTTGCTGGGTACTTTGGTGGAGGAAGGCTCTGAAGAAGCTGAGAAGTTAGTTAGGGAGTATAAGCAAGTTGCCCGACCCACTTCTTCGGGTATCAATCCATTTAATAATCCTGATGCACTTCGAGAAGCGTTTGAAGAAGAAGGTCAGCGACTGATTTCCTTTCCTGATGCTTTAGGAGAATTGCTGAATGATGAATTGGTCAGGGAAGGCTTCGTAGGAATGATGGCTGCTGAAAAGAAGGGGAAGACTTGGCTAGCTGTAGAGTGTGCTACAAGAGCTATGCGTTCACGATGCAACGTTGCCTTCTTTGAAACAGGAGATATGAGTGAACGAAGGTTAGTCCGCCGATTCGCTATGCGTATCACAAGAAAACCTACCATGCAGAAATACTGTGGTACGGTATATATTCCTGTTCTGGATTGTCAACACAATCAAGATGGCTCTTGCAAACATCCAAGACGTTCAGGCAAAGGATCAGTTCCTCCCATAGATGAAGAAGGGGATGAACCTATCACTCCGGAACTCCTGATGTCCGGTGCCTCCAAGAATTACTTGCCTTGCTGTCGTTGCATGAAGAGGGACAAGAAAGTTTACAGAGGAGCAGTGTGGTACAAGAAAAAGCGAATAGATGAACCACTGACATGGAGGGAGAGTTTTCAGATTGGCAATAAGTTCATGAAACAAGCCAGAGGAAAAGATTTCAAACTTATTATCAAGCCTACAAATACATATAGTGTCAACGACATCAGGAATCAGCTAGATACTTGGGAACAGTCCGAAGGATTTATTCCTGACGTGATTATCATTGACTATGCGGATATCTTAGGACCGATGGACAAGAAAAAGGATTACCGTCAGCAACAGAATGAGACTTGGTCTGCAATGCGTGCTTTAAGTTTGGAAAAGCATGCACTGGTTCTGACGTTCACTCAAGCAAACCAAAAGTCTTATAAGGCAAGAAGTCTTCAGTTGGGTCATGTGGGTGAAGACAAAAGGAAATACGCTCATGTAACGTTGATGGGTTCTATTAACCAAGTACCAAAAGAAAAGCGATTAGGTATATGGAGATTTGGAGTGCTGGTTATGAGAGAGGATTTCTTTACTGTAGATTCTGAAGTTTGTGTTCTTCAGAATTTAAGTATAGGATCTCCGTATCTGGGTTCTTATTGGTCTTACCAAAGAAAGGAGGAATCTTAAATCGGGCGAATACCGTAGAACATATTGTTGGGTTTAGTGTAGGTAAAACAAAGTAACAAGGAGGAAGTGGTCATGGGAAGTAAGAAGTCAAAGGTTGAAGTGGATGAGAAGGATCTGAAAGCTGCTGCGAAGGATATCAATGCGGTATTAGGTCCCGATCCCAAGATCGATCTGAAGCAGGGAGCCAAGGGTTTGGAAAAAGAAATCCGAACCATGGCTGAAGAGATCAAGTCGGACGATAAGTTGTCGAAGGAGACTTTCAAACTCCTGAAGGATCTCGGATGCGCTCCTGAGGAAGATACGGGTACGGATGATGAGGATGAAGACGAAGAGGATGAGGATGAAGTAGAGGAAAAGAAGTCTTCCAAGCAAAAGAAGTCCAAGGATGAGGATGAGGACGAAGATGCTGATGAGGAAGACGAAGACGAAGAGGAAGAGGAAGAAGATGAGGATGAGGACGAGGAGAAGTCTTCCAAGAAGAAAAAGTCCAAAGATGAGGACGATGAAGAGGATGAGGAAGAGGAAGATGTAGACGAGGACGATGAGGATGAGGATGAGGAAGAAGAGAAGCCTTCCAAGAAGTCCAAGAAGTCCAAGTCTGATGATGAGGATGAGGAAGAGGACTCGGATGAGGATTCCGAAGAGGAAGACGAGGACGAAGAGGAAGATGCAGATGAGGACGAGGATGAGGAAGAGGACGAGAAACCTTCAAAGAAATCCAAGAAGTCCAAAGATGCAGATGAGGACGAAGAGGAAGAGGAAGAAGAGGACGAAGAGGAATCAGACGAAGATGAGGACGAGGACGAAGAGGATGATAAAAAGTCCAAGAAGTCCAAGAAGTCTGATGAGGAAGACGAGGACGAAGAGGAAGAGGAAGAAGAGGACGAAGAGGACAAGGGTGAGGACAACAAAAAGGAGGGTAAAGTGAAGAAGGGAAAGAAAGAGAAGAAAGAGAAGAAGGAAAAGGGTGGTAAGGAGAAGTCCTGCTTTGGTCATAGGGCAAGCGGGATGGGTGGAATGATCGATGGTCTTGTCAAGGAAGGAACTACCCTGAAGAGTGCTGTTAAGGCATTGGGCAAAGCATTCAAGGGTAAGTCTGCGGAAACCCTGGCAAGCAAATTCGAGAAGCATGTCAAGCATCTCGAAGCTGACTGTGATGTGAAGGTCAAGATCTCTGACTCGGGAGTCTACAAGGCCAAGTAAACAGCCAAGACCCGAAGTCAGGTTTCACTGGAATGGTTGACTCACCAGTAAAGGCAATCAGAAACGGTTAGAGTGTTTTTCACTCGTGGTGAATTACCGTAGATTGCTACCATTCCTTTTTCATTTTCAATTGGGGATGTCGGGTATCGACTGGTTAGTAGTAATTATATTGGCATGCGGTGGTTGATCGGTGGCCACCTTAAACTCCGATCAAAAGCGAACTGACGAAGTCCGCGAACTCTTGGCTGCTTAATTGCACCAATAGGAACCCGGAGAGGTATGGTTAGTATCCGGTAGTACGACTCTTACCAACTAGATCCCGGTAGTCGCTCCGGTTATAGTGCGACTTGCATAGTGGTTGCAAACTAAACATCCACTTGGTGGAGGGTACACTTAGTACCCCTAGTTGCTGGACTTAAACCAGACAAGCATGTAGAAGATATAATGGCTCTTTCACAGGACGGGAGTTCAACTCTCCCCATCTCCACATTATCATAAACCAAAAAGGAGTACGTATGAAAGAACAGAACATAGACAAGTGCAAGATTGATAGCCTTTCGTTAGCCACACTTCTTGGAAGAGTGGTTCTCAAAGGCAGGATAGAAGAATGCGTTGTGATTTCCAAGGACGGTCGTGCATCAGTTCAGGCTATTGACTTGACGAACTCTGTGTTCGTATCGTGTTCCAGAAAGATTGAAGGTCTTCCTGACATGAAGATTGGTATGAGCAAACTGTCCATCGTCACCAAGTGTCTCTCATTAGGTGGAGATGTGTTGATATCCATTAAGGACAACAAGCTTACTCTGAAGAGAGAAGGTCTTGGGCTAATTAAGCTTTTACTGCTGGATCCTGCTCAGATAGCCACATCAGTCAAGGAAGAAGATGCTGAGAAGAAAATCTGTGCAACTCAGAAGGTTGAGTTCTCCATAGACAATTCAGTTGTGGAGAAGTTTCAGACCTACAATGGTTTGGTCTCTTCGGACAGCACCATAGTGTCAGTCAAGAACGGTCAGGTCACATTCCACAGTAGGAAGACTTCAGAAGCCCAGTTTTCCATTGTCGTTGCTACTATCAAGGATGAAGCAGCGGAAATGAGTACTGAAGTTTATACTGCTTACCTGATGGAAGTTCTCAGTGTTCTTGAATTTCCAAAAGGAAAGTCTTGCACGATTGGTTTGTCAGACAAGGGTCCTATCCTCATCAAGCAAGCTCATCAAGGAACAAGTCTTTGGGCATTGACACCTATAGCGGAGTAATT